AAGATATAGTCAGTGCCAGCAGAAATGCTGGAGTAACACGGTTGGAATCAAAGCATGTACCTATACCTCGGAGTTCCTTGAGGTAACCTCCTGGAACAACGGGACAAAAGAGTCTGTATACTTTGAAAAGGGAATAAAGAAGTCGTCTTCGGTCGAGCCGTGCCCCAAAAAGATGCACGGTACCGAGGTTCGCTACCTACCGGACTCCGAGATATTCGGCACGGTCATGACGGACAGGGAGCACTTCCGGCGCTTCTTCAACGACATCTGCTGCTTGTGCCAAGGCCTCACCGTGGTGTTCAACGGCGAGGAAATCAAACAGGACGGCCTTGGCGCCATGCTTGACTCGAACCTCGACGGCGAGTGCATCCAAGGCAAGAAGCTCGTGTTCACCGCGTCCGAGGGCAACCAGAAGATGAGCTTGGGGCTTGCCTACCAAGACGCCTCAAGCTCGAAGGTGCTGGCCTACATGAACTGCGGCCTCACCGAGACCGGCCCTCACATCGCAGCCATGAAGGCCACCATCACCCGCACGATGAACTCCTGGGCGAAGGAGAACGGCGTCCTCAAAGACAAGGACAAGCCGCTGGACGGCCCCTCGGTCCAAGAGGGGCTGGTGCTGGTGTGCAACGTCGACACCCCCACTGTCGCCTACCAGGCGCAGGACAAGAAGAACGTCGTGCGCTGTGACACCAAGTTCATCTCGACGGCGCTTTCGGACGCGCTTGAGAAGTTCCTCGACAACAACCCAGCCTGGGGCAAAGAGGTGCTTGAAAAGGCCCTGCTGGCCAGGAAGGCCGCGGAGGCCGCAAGGAAGGCGCGAGAGGCCGTCAAGAAGGGCAAGCAGCAGACGTCGGCAAAGCGCATGCCGTCAAAGCTCGTGGACGCATGGTCGAAAGACCGCAGCAAGTGCGAGCTTCTGATATGCGAGGGCCTCTCGGCGGCAAGTTCCCTGGTGGAAGGACGCAACGGAGAGTTCCAGGCTGTGTATGGGGTCCGAGGGAAGTGCCTCTCCGTCCTCAAGGCGACGCCGCAGAAGATTCTGGCGAACCAGGAGATAAGCGACCTCATCCAGGCTTTGGGGTTGGAATGCGACACGAAGACGGCAAAGCTTAAGTACGACGAGAGCAAGTTGAGGTACGGAAAGATAATCGCGTGCGCGGATGCTGAGTGAAATCGGCTGTGTAATGCTTTTCCCGCTCGTCACGGGGGTCGTCCAAAAGACGGCTAACGGGGAAACCTAAACCTCCAAGGCATGGCAATCCCGTGGGAAACGGCGCAGAGCGCCGAACCTGTATCGACCAGCTTCAGACCGGAAGCGTAGGGCCGCTATCGACACGCGGCTCGAAATGGCATCCCTACCATATAGGTAGGTAAGAGATGGTCAGTCCCGGCGGAAACGCCGGAAGAAGACGGATTACGACGGATATGCGATTGAGAACCTGCTTTTCAACATCCTGTGGTATCTGTGCCCAGAGCTTATAATCAAAGGGCACGTGTACTCCTCGGTACCACCGCTGTTCAGGGTCACCACGAAGAAGAACGAGTACGTGTACCTGAAGGACCAGGATGCGCTGGAAGAGTACAAGCGCAAGCACGGCAAGGAAATCGCGTTCATAGGACGCGAAAAAGGGTAAGAGGCAGTCTGGCCCTCATCTATCTAACCCGTTCACCGCGGGGGTCGTCCAAAAGACGGCTAACGAGGGAGCCTTAGCTCTTCGGGAGAAGGTAATCTCGTGGGAAGCTTCGCCTTATGGCGGAGAACCTGTAACGACTATCCCCGTTGTTGGGGAGTACTGGCGCTATCGGTACGCGCTGGGAAACGGTAGAGCGCGAAAGCGCAAGAAATAGTCTGTGCCGCTGGAAACAGCGGGTAGCATGTAGGAGAAATGGACGGAGCCACCGAAATCTCATACTGCCTCCTGGACCCAAAGACCAGGACGATACTGAGGCTTGATGTGGACGACGTCGACAAGACGAACGAGTTGTTCGAGACGCTGTACGGCAAGGCGGTAGAGCCGAGGGTGGACTATCTGATGGAACACGGCGAGGAGGCGAGAGTTGAGTAGCGTGAACATCCTGGACGAGGTGAGCCAGAACTTTGTGGACGCGGCGTACGACACGAACTGCAACAGGAGCTTCCCGCTCGTCGCCGACGGGTTGAAGCCAGGGCAGAGGGCCTGTCTGTGGGAGATGTACAAGAAGGGGTACACACCGGACAAGCCGCACGTGAAGTCGGCGAAGATATCCGGTGCGGTGTGCGCGGACATCTGGCCGCACTCAAGCGACGCGATATACGAGACGTTCGTGCGCATGTCACAAAGCTGGATTAACAACAACCCGGAGGTGGAGTTCCATGGGGCGAACGGCAACTGTCAGCTCGGGGCGGACTCCTTCGCCGCGCCGCGCTATACGGAGGCCAGGCTCGCGCCGGTTTGCTATGAGGGCATGTTCACCGGCATCAACAAGCAGAACGTGCCTATGCAGCCGAACTTCAGCGAGGACGAGATGTGGCCGGTTTCGCTACCGGCGGTGTTCCCGCGCCTCCTGGTAAACGGGGCTAAGGGCATCGGCTACTCAATCGCCTGCTTCTGGCTTCCCCGCAACTTCAACGAGGTCGCGGACGCCATATGCGACTACATCAAGCACGGTACCGTGGACGACGAGACGTGCCTTCCGGACTTCCCTTCCGGAGGCACCATCGTCAACCCGAAAGAGGAGCTTGTTGAAATCAACCGGACCGGCAAGGGCAAGGTCGTCCTTGAGGCGAAGTACGAGATAGCGGGGCAGGAAATCAGGTTCACCGAGTTTTGCTATCAGACGTACATCGAGCCTATCATCGGCCAAATCGACTCCGCGACGGACTCGGGAAAGCTCCAGGGCGTCAAGTCCAGGAGCAACAGGAGCGACAAAGACCGAATCCTGCTCGTCGTCGAGTGTAAAAAAGGTTTCGAGCCTAAAGAAGTTCTGGAACAGTTGTTTCAACATACGGACCTGCGCTGCCAGTACAACGCGAACCAGATGGGCATCATCAGCAAGACGCCCGTGTTGCTAAACCTCCGCCAGACCATAGAGGTTTACACGAAGCACAACCTCGAATGTGTGACGAGGGAGCACGAGTACGACCTGAAGCGCGCCCAGGAGCGTATCGAGGTCCTGGAGGGCCTTAAGCGCGCCGTGGAGGACATCGACACGGTCGTCAAGGTGCTAAAGGAGGCGCAGTCGGCCCAAACAGCCCGCGAGAGCCTGGCCCAGCTCGGGTTCTCGGAGGCCCAGGTGAAGGCGATTATGGACATGAGGCTTTCCAGGCTGGTCCACCTTGAGGCGATGGCGATAGACAGGGAGCTTGACGAGAAGCGCGCTGTCGTCGCGGAGTGCGAGAAGGTTCTTGGGAGCGAGAAGGCAAAGAAGAACGTTCTTGGCAAGCGCCTACGCGCCTTGGCAAAGAAGTACGGCAACGACCGCAGAACCAAAATCGAGGAGCGCGTCCCCGAGAAGGTGGTCCAGAAGGAGACGACGGAGGACTCCGAGCTGATATTCGCCGACGGGTGCTACCTCAAGAGGGTCAAGCCCGGAAGCGGCGGCGAGTTCCTGCCCGGCGACGGCATGGTAACGCTGTTCTCTTCTCTTGGGTTGGCCTACCGCATAACCGCGTCGAGCGTCCCCAAGTGTTCTGTGAAGGAAAAGGGGACGGCTGTCGGGAAGCTGTTGACACTTGACGACGGCGAGAATATACTTGCGGCGACGCCGTGGGGAGAGAACACGGAAGTCGTCTCGGAGTCTTCCGACGGGTATCGGAAGGCTTTGAAGCACGACTACTTCACCGGCAACCAGCAGGCGAAGAAAGGTTCCGTCTTCATGGGGTTGAACGAAGGGCAGACCGTGACATGTGTCGAGGTCCTGCCCAAAGACGAGTACGAGGCTTCCTACGCCGAGCGCTACCCGAAGATGGGGAAGGCCGCGCGAGGCGTACGCGGATAGCCCGTGGAAAGGAGAGGCGCATGATGGAAGTCAAGCTCCTGTACCACACACCTGAGCCGGAGCGAGCAATCGCTGTGGCTGCCAGGCTGTGCTACTCCACGTTGGGAGGTGAGGAGCTTTCAGAGACGCTCACCCAGAAGCAGGTGGACGGCGTGCTAAAGACGATAGTGTCTTCGGGACACCATTCGACGCTTGAGCACGCGAGCTATACGTTCAGTGTGGAAGGTATATCACGTTCGTGCTCACACCAGCTGGTGCGGCACCGTGTCGGGGCGAGCTTCAACCAGCAGTCGCAACGGTACTGTGAAATCGACGTCACAGGCGACTCCTGGTACGTTACGCCGCCCTCATTCGCCGCCGACGAGGAGCAGCTGGACGCCTATTGGGACGCTATGTCCGGGTGTGCGAAAGCATACCAAGACGCTTTGAAGGAAGGCGTCAAGAAGGAGGACGCACGATACCTTCTTCCGGAGGCCACGAAGACCAACATTGTCGTCACCATGAACGCGCGCGAGCTGCTGCACTTCTTTGAGCTGCGCTGCTGCAACCGCGCACAGTGGGAAATCCGCGAGTTGGCCTGCAAGATGCTTGAGCTTGTCAAGCCAACCGCGCCGACCGTGTTCAAGGACGCAGGGCCGCAGTGCGTCCGAGGTGCGTGCAAAGAGGGCAAAATGAGCTGCGGAAACCCGTGGACCGACGAATAGCCGTTCACGGAACCGCGTTTGACTTGAGTTTTTAAAGTCTGGTACAATCTCATGGCTTCAATCCGGTCCAAAAGACCAGCGTTGTTACAGACAATGTGAAAAAGGAGAAAAACAGCATGAAGCAGAAGTGGATTAACGAAGCGACCGTCCGAGGCTACATTCATTCAATCGACCATCTGGAACAGCGAGTCTCTAAGACCGGCAACCCCTATATCTCGGGAACGCTGTGCATCGCGACCGACAAGGACGCGCTCAACGTGGTGAAGGTGTACTTCTACACTACCCCCAAGACCAAGAAAGGCAATGATAACGCGACCTACCAGTTCCTCGCCAAGGTTCTCAACGGTGAGGAGCCGCTGTACGTCGCCGTCGGCAAGGACGCAACCCGCGTCCAGGTGACCGGTTCCGTCGAGGCCAACGAGTGGTACAACAAGGACGGCGAGCTTCAGTCGCATCCCCGCGTGCGCGGCTCGTTCCTGTTCAAGCTTTCCAAGACCGAGGACCTCGGCCAGGCCCCTGCCTCCTTCAACACTGAGATGCTCGTGGTCAACACCAACACCCGTGACTGGGACGATGGTTCGCAGACCATGTTCGTCTCCGGCTACACCTTCAACCGGTACGGTGAGTTCGTTCCCGTCTCCTACTCAATCGTCGACGAGAGCGGCATCCAGGCTTTCGAAGCTATGGACGCATCCAAGTCCAACCCCGCGCTCCTGGAAGTCTGGGGCCAGATTGTGAACAACACCGTCGTCCGCAACGTCGAGACCGAGAGCACCTGGGGCGCGCCGAAGGTCCACTCCACCTCGCGCAGTTTCCAGGCGTGGCAGATTGTCGGCTCAAACACGCCCATGGAGTACGACTCCGACCTCACAATCACCGTCGACGAGGTGAAGTCGGCCGTCGAGGCGCTTGAGGCGAAGCGTGCCGAGATGAAGGCGCGCTCGATGGCGAGCGCGACCCGCAACAGCTTCCCGGTCCAGCGCTCCACGCCTCCCGCCTACCAGGCTGCACCTGCCGTCGCCGCGCCCACCGGTTCGGCCCAGGCTGCGGAAGACGACGACTTCGACTTCTAGACGACCGTGCCAGACCTTGAAAACTTAGAGTCCAAAAGGAGGGTTTACGTTGGCAATGGACCTGCTATCTATCAAGCCTAACGTTGTAAGCCGAGACCTCAGCGGTTACGTGACGTTCATCTACGGTGCTTAAGTTGGGGCACCCCGCGCCAGTGATGGTACGGAGAACAACGCTTGAAAGAACGGGAACGCTTTAAACTGCCGACCCGAGCGGAAGTCTCGCTTCAAAAGGCGAGACACGCGCAACGCATAGGGATTGAAACTCAAAGTCTTGAGAATAAAACATCCCCACGAGTCAAGCGCCCACCGGATAAGTCTTCTGGTGGTGAAGAGATATGCTAACCTGGACCGGAAACAACCGGTCGTATACCGCCGAAACGTCTGGCGGTTATGGACGAAAGTTCCAGAAGCAATGGATAAAAAGCCATTGCGACAATATCCGACAATGCCAAAGGTCGGAAAGACTTCCCTGGCCGTCCAGTGCGACAATGCGATTCTGGCGGCCTACGAGACCGGTTACCGTGCGATTCCCGGCGTCATCGCCCAGGACATCACCTCCTGGAAGGAGACGAAGGAGTTCATCCGAGAGCTTCGCAAACCGGAAATCAAGTCGGCTTTCAAGACGGTAATCATCGATACGGTGGACATCGCCTGCGCGTGCTGCGAGAAGTACATCTGCGCGCAGGCCGGTGTCGACAAAATCAACGAGATTCCGTGGGGAGGCGGTTTCAGGCAGCTTCGCACGGAGGTGGAGGACACGTTCCGCACCATCACCCAGCTAGGGTACAGCCTGTTCTTCATCTCGCACGACAAGGACAAGACCATCACGCGCGAGGACGGCTCGACCTACAACGTGAAGGTACCGACGCTCACCTCCACGATGACCGAGATTATCACCGGCATGAGCGACATCTACGGATACGCCCACCAGGTGACCGACGCGGACGGGAACAGGGTTTCGATGCTCACCATGCGCTCCACCGACGGAAGCGCCGACACCGGTTGCCGCTTCCGTTACATCGAGCCTGAAATCCCGTTCACCTACGGGGCAATCTGCAAGGCAATCAACGACGCAATCGACAAGGAGGCGGAGATGGGCAACGCGAACCTCATCACCGACCAGCCGATTGTGCGCGAGGCGAAGGAGGGGCCGAGCTTCGCCGAGCTGAAGGAGAAGTTCGACGTGATGGTCAAGACGTTGCGCGACAACATGCCGAACGAGGAGTTCGGTTCCACCTGGGCACCGCGCATCGTCGAGATTACCAACAAGTACCTCGGCAAGGGCAAGAAGGTCGCCGACTGCACGCCCCAGCAGGTCGAGCAGCTCGAACTCATCGTCACCGAGCTTGAGGACGCCGTTTCCGAGGGCATCTAACGGCTTTCTGTCGTCTATACGACACGTGTTGACAGTTCGGGGTCGGGGAGATATCGTGTTTCCTCGACCCCGTTTTGTCTATAGGCAAGGAAAGGCGGAAAAGGTGTGCGACGTGGAAGGGACGCGCGAGTGCTACTTCTGCAAGCAGGAGATAGCAGAAGGGGAACCGTTCAAGGAATGGGTCAAGAAGTCGAAAGAGAAAGTCCCGGTCCACCTTGAGTGCATGGACCGCTTCGACGCCTTCTGGAGGAAGTCTTCCGAGGTGTTCGGCAAGGGTAAGAGCTTCCAGCACTTCAGGAAAGACTTCTGCGAGCTGGTCGACGACGGGAAGACCCTCGACGACATAGAGAAGACGTTCGACTGGTACTACCTTGTGGAGCACAACGACCCGACGCTCGCCTCCGGAGGTTTGGCGATTGTCGGATACGTCTACGGGCGCGCTGTGCTCTACTGGAAGGACCAAGAGCGGTTGAAGCTGGCGGCTGAGCAGAGGGAGAACAGGGAGCGCGAGATAAGCGAGTGGCTTTCCTGCGTCGACACCCAAGAGGTGGAGATACGCCGACCGAGGATAGGGAAGCCAAAGCGTGTCCCGTGGGTAGACATGGACTAAGGGGGTGACGACTGTGCAAAACGACAAGTCAAAGGCATACAAGGACATCCGCTCGTGTCTACAGGTGATAGGCGCGCTGATGAAGAAGCCGGAGCTTCTAGACAGCGACGGCAGGCACTTCTTCAAAGCCGAGGACTTCACGGAGGACCTCCACCGCGTTGTTTACGGCGCTATAAACAACCTCTACCAGATGGGCGCAACAAACATCACGGTACAGGCGATAGAGGACTACCTTGCCTCAAAGCCGAACTCCCTGGCCATATACCGCGCCAACAAGGGCGACGAGTGGCTGGACGAGGTTGTACACAGCACGGACGAGATGAACTTCGAGTACTACTACCAGCGTATGAAGAAGATGACCCTGCTTCGCGTCTATGCGGAGATGGGCGTCGACGTCACTTGGTTCTACGACCCGGACGAAATCTTCGACCTCCAGAAGAAGAACGAGCAGGAGCTTCGCTTCGAGAACACGAAAATCGAGGAGATAGCCGACCTGTTCGAGAAGAAGCTGTTCGACGCCCGCGTGTCTTGCGTGGACAACGCGGTCGACGACTCCGTTCTTCTGGGCGACGGCGCACTTGAGCTTGTCGAGAGCTTCCAAGAGGCCCCCGAGATGGGCATCAACATGTACGGGAAGCTCATCAACACGATAACCAGGGGTGCGCGCACGGGGAAGTTCTACCTGAGGAGCGCGCCCACCGGCGTCGGCAAGAGCAGAACGATGGTAGCAGACGCATGTACGTTCGCATGTTCCGAGATATACGACGTGTCTTCCGGCTCCTGGGTGCCGACGGGAAACGGTTTGCCGACGCTGTTCATCTCAATCGAGCTGGACAAGAGCGAGATGACGACGATGGCCCTCGCGTTCCTGTCGGGGGTTGACGAGGGGCACATACTCGACTACAAGTACAACTTCGGTGAGCACGACCGTGTTGTACACGCGGCCGAGGTTTTGGCCAAGTCGCCGCTGTACTTCGAGTACCTTCCCGACTATTCGCTCAAGGACATCGAGAACATCGTCAAGATACACATCCGCCAAGACAAGTGCCAATACGTCGTGCTCGACTACATAGCGACGTCCATGAAGATTATCGAGGAGATAGCGTCCAGAAGCGGGGTCAAAATCCGAGAGGACCAGGTGTTGTTCCTGCTGTCCTCAAAGTTGAAGGACATCTGCTGCCAGTTCGGCGTCTTCATCCTGTCGGCCACACAGCTTTCCCAAGGCTGGCAGGACGAGAACACGATACCGGACCAGAACCTTCTGCGCTCGTCGAAAGCCATAGCAGATGCGGCGTAAAGCCGAGGTCGTCTCGTCCGGAAACGGGCGAAGATTATCAGACGGAGAATTGCTGGGAAACCTTTAGAGCCGGACAGACTACAACGTAACCCACAAGGGTAGGCGTGAATGTTTGAAAACTGCCCGGATTAGGCAATCAGCAGCCGAGGGGCCTGAAGGAACGTCTTTTGGTCCAAGGTTCAACGACCATCCCGTTGCTGGGAGTAGGGCGGAAGCCCGAAGTACCGTCTGCCTAAACCGGGAAACCGGCACGGCAAAGATATGGTCTAGCCCCTTGCGAGAACAAGGGTATCAGCGAAGATAGACGTGGGTGCGATTATGTTGGACGCGACGCCGAGGGACTTGGAGAAGCTTGCACCTGTTCTTACCGAGCGCAACCTGCCCGTTCCGAACATGAAGATGTCCGTCTACAAGAACCGACGCGGGGCTTACACGAAGTGCTACCTGTGGATGTACGCGAACAAGGCGAACTGCCGCTACGAGGGGCTGTTCGTAACCGACTACCAGTACAACTGGATTGACATAGAGGATATACGCGCGAGGGTGGTGAGATAGTTGAGCTACGACAAGTTCGAGGTGAAGGAGGCGCTCCAGATAGAGGAGGTCGCCCAAATCCTGGACACCATAGGGGCCGAACCCGAGGTGTTCCCCGGATACATCGTGGCGAAGACCGTCTGCCACCACAGGCACGACCCCGACGAGGCGTCCAGGAAGCTTTACTACTACGACAACTCGAAGCTGTTCAAGTGCTACAGCGACTCGTGCGGCGTGTTCGACGTCTTCGAGCTTCTGGAGAAGACGCTCGACCTCGACCTGAACGCGGCCGTGTCTTACGTCGTCAACTTCTGCAACCTACAGTGGAGGGTGAACGAGGTTGACGACAACGTCGCCGAGGACTGGAAGGTACTTGAGCGCTACAAACAGCTCGTGAACGCGAAAGTAGTCCAAGACGACGTCGTGCTCCAAGAGTACGACGAGTCGATACTGAAGCACTTCCCGAGGCCCGAGATACCGGAGTGGGAGGCGGAGGGCATACCGAAGGACGTGTGCGACTACTTCGGAATATGCTACAACCCGCTTACCGGCGGCATCGTGATACCTCACAGGGACGTGAACGGACGCCTCATCGGCATCCGCGAGAGGACGCTCGTGAAGGACAACGAGGTGTACGGCAAGTACCGGCCATCCACGATAAACGGCAAGCTGTACAACTCGCCCCTTTCTCTTGCGCTGTACGGGTTGGACAAGACGAAGGAGAACATAGCAAGGGCCAAGACGGCGATACTCGTGGAGGGTGAGAAGTCGGTCCTGAAGGCTGCGGGTTCGATACTCGGCACGGCCAACAACATAGCCGTTGCCGTGTGCGGCAGTTCCGTATCGAAGTACCAGATACACCTTCTCTTGGAGCTTGGCGTGAGGGAGGTCGTCGTCGCCTTCGACGCGGACTACAGAAACGTCGGCGACGAGGACTACTGGACCGTCGTGGACAAGCTCAAGAAGATAAACCAGAAGTTCTCAAGCAGGGTGAACGTTAGCTTCATGTTCGACCGGACGGGGAGGCGTCTCGGATACAAGCAGTCGCCCTTCGACTGTGGAAGGAACACGTTCATGGAGCTTTGGAAGGACCGGATAGCGCTTTAGGGAGGCGCGTTGCCATAAAGTACAGACTATACGGAGAACCGAGATACGACGACGCCGTGGTCCAGGTTCTCGCAAACAGAGGTATTGAGCCTGAGGCCCAGGAGAGGTATCTGGGGGCAGGCAGGGAAGACGTGTC